GGCGGTGGCGCTGCAACACGCGGCGCTGCCGCTGCAGGTTTTGGCAGCATGCCAGGCGGCGGCACACAAAACCTTCGCATGGATTTTGCAACCGGCCAATTTGTGCCATTTAGTTTCAGTGAGCCACAACGCCAACTGCCAGACAACATCAACATCACGATTAACGCAGCTGTCGCTGAAGCAAGCCTGGGACAAACCATCGTTGATGCGCTAACCGATTACAACCGCAGGTCAGGGCCGCTAGACCTACAGATTGCAATCTGACGTGTCTGCCGCAGTCGTACAGGCAGGCAACTACCTGCTTGAGCTAGACACAGGATTTTTGCAAGACGCATTCACGCTAAACAGCGCTACAAAAGGCGTATTAGACAACACACAGTTTGTTTTAAACGGCACAACACAATTTGCCGACATCACAGATTTCACCACAAACGTGCAATACAACCGTGGACGCAAGAAATCTGATTATCAATTTGGTGCAGGCACTATGTCATTTACGATGCGTGACGAAACAGGCATACTTGGCCCATACGACACCAGCAGCCCTTACTACGATCCGGCAAACAATCAGCCTGGCCTCGCACCAATGCGTCGTATTCGATTGTCTCGCAACAGCGTCTATTTGTTTGTGGGTGTCGTAACTTCGTATTACTACCAATTTGCAATGGCAGGCCCTAACACAGTCAACGTGCAATGCGCCGACGATTTCTATTTGTTGGCACAAACAAACCTTGACGAACTAAACGTGACAGCACAAACCCCTGGGCCGCGTATTGCAACAGTGTTGGCATTGCCTGAAGTGGATTACACAGGCACAACCAGCCTGGCTACCGGCACAGTCAACCTCGGCCACTCAGCGCACTACACAGTCGCAGCCGGCACAAACACCCTGCAATACCTAACCCAAATTAATCAAGCTGAGCAAGGCCGCCTATTTATGTCGGCTGACGGCGTAGTGACATTTCAAGGGCGGGTAGGCAACACGTTGTCTAGCCCAACAGTGTCATTTGGTGATAATGGCATTGGCGTCAAATACATTGACATTGAGGTTGAGTTTGACGCCGACAACGTAGTCAACCGATCAGTCGTGACCGGGCTAAATGGCACAACCGACAGCGACAGCGACGCAGGCAGCATTGCCGAATACTTCACACAAAATGTCAGCATCACCAACAGCTTGTTGCATGAGGCCACCGAAATAGCAGATTTGGCTACCTACCTGCTCGAGCCTGACCCCGAACCGCGTTTTACTAGCGTGACAGCGTTTTTTGCCAACATGAGCGACGCACAACGCACTGCTGCAGCAGCAGCCGACATAGGCGACACCATAGCCATAGAAAAAGAAATACCCGGGCTAGGCAGCCCTATTGCTGCCGAGTACAGCATTGAAGGGTTGTTAGGCGTCATTGACTTTAACCGTGGCCACACCATTACCTACTACACGTCACCAACCACGATTGTGTATGAGCTGATCCTTGACGATTTGGTTTATGGTGTATTAGACGCCGAGAATGTTCTAGGATAAACCTATGGGCGCGAATGCACAGACCACAGTTCCGACGTTTGTTGCGTCGCAAGTATTAACCGCAGATCAGCAAAATCAGAGTGCGCGCACAGGTGTACCCGTGTTCGCTACTACTGTTACGCGTGACGCGGCATTTGGTGGCGCTGGTGAAAAGACGTTGGCTGAGGGCCAGTTGTGTTATTTAGAGGATGCCAACGTTGTGCAGTATTACGACGGTGCAGCATGGGCAACCGTTGGCCCTAGCACACCGGGCGGCCTAGTGTTTATCAAATCGGAAACTATTGGCACGACAGTTAGCAGCGTGACGGTTACGGGTGCGTTTAGTAGCACTTATGACAACTATTTAGTTTTGGTTAGCGGCGGTGTAGCAACCGCAGACGGGCAATTAGCTCTAACTTTTGGTGCAGTAACCACAAACTATTATTGGTCGTTAGATGTTCGCAGTTGGACTAATTCTGCGTTTACTGATGTGGCTGCTAATAGTTCTAACATTGCGTATGCAGCAATAACGTCGGCCAATTATCTAAATGGCGTGATACAAATAAGCGGCCCTAACTTAGCCAAAAATACTGTTGTAAACGCTCAAGGTGTGCGTGCCGCAACAAATGGCACGGGTGGCAACATGCGTGGCTACCTAAACGACACAACGCAACACACCGCATTTACATTGACCACCAACGCAGGCACAATGACAGGTGGCACCGTCAAGGTGTACGGATACGCCAACAGTTAGGACAACATGACTTACAAAGTGCAAATAGATGACCTAGTGCGTGACGCGACACTTGACGAGGCCGCCATTATTGACGCGCAACGCGCCGAAGCCGCAGCACACGCCGCAGCCGTTGAGGCGCAAGCCGCCGCACGGGCAAGCGCACTTGCCAAACTTGCCGAACTAGGGCTAACAGATGACGAAATTAGCGCGCTAGTTGGTTAAAGATGAATAAAAACGCGCAACTACAAACAGCCGATCAAACCCTAAAAGGTGCTGTCATGGCGTTAGGCAGTTACATTGCACACAAAAACAATGTCGACCCACAAATCATTGCGTTATCACTACCCGTAGCCGCAGGCATTATGGCATGGGCAAGCACGTTACTTGGCAACAAAAACACAGCCTGCATGTTTGTGTCAGAGGATGACGACAAATCCTAAGCCCTACGTTGTTACGACGTATGGGATTGTTAAACACAAACTGCCTGGTACTGAACTGTGGGCAAAACTTGCAGGCGTACATAGCCAGGGCGCATTGTGGCCAAACGGCACATTCGTGCAACGCGACATACGCGGCAAGCCAGGGCAGATCAGTAACCATGCTCGAGGCGTTGCAATGGATTTGTCTTTTAGGTTTATGGAATCAACCGGCAAAGGCGTCACTAACGGCCGCATTAAAGCAATTACGTTTCTGCAACAAGCATTGGACAATTGGGATTTGTTAGGCATACAAATGATTATTGATTACTGGCCTAAACCACATGGTCGCGGTTGGCGTTGTGATCGAGTAGGCACGGCGATGCCAAAACCGCATGCACATGAGGCGTGGCGCAAATACGACACACCAACCGTGACAGGCGCACCGGGCGGCGACTGGCTGCACATAGAAATCTCGCGCACTGTGGCAGAGAACGAAAGCCTTGTGCAGCAAGCCTTTGCTAAGGCATTCCCCACTACATGACACACCGTCGCTAAGGTTGTCAGCAACCTAAAGACAGCGAGGCAGCTATGTCTGAACCCACCCCTACTACGCAGGCAGTCATCATTCTGTATGAGGTGTTCACAGGCGTGATGCCTGACGGACAACAGGTCATGGTGCAATCCTTTAGACGACAAGGCGAGGACAAAAGCATGATGTCGCAAATCGCATTCCGTAAATACAAATGGCAAACGTGGGGGCCACCCATCCGGCTGGATCACGACCATCAGATTGACCGCACTACAGGCGACAGCGCATGACCGTCGTAAGCAAACTTGTTTGGGCGTCACTTATCGGGCTCTACGGCCTATTTGTTGTCAACGTGCCAAACCCTGAAAAACAGCCACAAACCGCTATTTACGCCCCTGCCACAAGCGTCACAATGCCCCAGGATGCGCCAAAACCCACCCCCCTGCCTAGTAGTACCCCCCCTATTCAGGCAGGTGACTGTGAGTCGTTTATTGGCATGGCCTACGGCATTGGCTGGCCGGCAGCCGCTCTGGACACGCTCGAGCTAGCGATGCGGCTTGAGTCAGGGTGCGACCCCTACGCAGTAGGCGACAACGGCGACAGCATCGGCCTAATGCAAATCAACATGCCAACGTGGTGCGTACCTAACGACAACTGGCCAATCGGCTGGATGCAACATTATGACCTGGGCATTTGCGGCGACCTATGGAACCCAGAAACAAACCTGCTGGTCGCATTAGCAATCTGGGAAGGCTGGACAGGCTCAACACCCGGCTGGCAACACTGGCACGCACTCAAATGAAACGGTATGCACAACTGTGTCTGACCGTTGCGTTACTGTTTCTAATCACACTCATCACAAGCAGGTAAAACATGACGCGGGCAGCGTGGACAGATCAAGAGCAACTGATTGCAGATTTGACGTTGTGGTTGGACAATGAACCAAACCACAGAAACGCACGACTACTTGTGCGAGCCATTGCACACATCTGCTGGCAAACCACAGTCATCACTGAAGTCAAAAGCGAAGTGCAACAATTAGAGGCGGCTGCACGTGCGCGCTGACGCTGTACGCATAGACCTAGACGCGCAAGACATTCGAGCATGCCAGGCACTAGCCGATGAACGCATACGCAAGTACGGCCGGCAACATCGGCCATACAACGGCACATTGACACCAAAAAAACTGCAACGCATCAACCGGCTAGGCGTCATGGGCGAACTAGCTGTTGCCACATACCTTGATTTGCCATTTAGTTGGGAATGCAATTACACACCGACCAGCAAAGACGATGACGTACACGGCATCCAGGTACGTGCCACCGACTACGGCAACGGCCACCTGATTACACACCCCGACGACAAACACGCCCCATACGTGCTAGTTACATTGGCAATCACAGGCCCAATGCGCGTCACCGCATCACTACAAGGTTGGCTGCCACTCAAGCAATGCAACATCTGGGATCACTGGCGCACCGACATCCCGTACCCGGCATACATGACACCACAATCAGCACTACACCCCATTGCAACACTCACACACACAAAGGCAGGCAGCACATGACTTGGGATCTAAAAGATTACGTTGACGTACCAGCCAGGCTAAAAATGTTGGCCGAGAAATACCCTGAAGTACGCATCATTGAATACCAGCCAATCGTAAAAGAAATTGCAGGCAAAACGTACATTGAAGTCAAAGTGTGCGCATGGCGTGACCCCGACGACAAACTGCCTGCCATTGCATTCTGTTGGGAACCATTCCCCGGAACGACACCGTACACACGTGATTCAGAACAGATGAACGCAGCAACATCAGCTTTGGGCCGGTTGGTTGCAATCATGTTGCCTGGCGCATTCGCTAAACAGGCGAGCGCCAACGAAGTGCTGAATAGAGCAGGCCCACCCAAACAAGCACCAAAGTTTGACACCCCTGCAATAGACCCGTGGGCTGATCAACCCACACATGAACAGCAAGTGCAAGCCATTGTTGAGCGCACAAGTAATGAACGCAAAGCCGCGTCAGCCGGCAGTGCCGCAACGATGCCGCAGCTTAAAATGCTTAGCGCCAGGGCAAAAGCCAAAGGGTTGACAGTGGCCGAGGATTTGCGTGTATTCTGTGCCGACACAATCGGCCGCGACATAACTAGCAGCCGTGATCTAACAAAGGGTGAGGCATCAAAAGTAATTGACGCAATCATCGCGCTACCCGA